TGTAGTAGTTAATTCTTTGTCAAACATAAATCTTAAATCAATACTAATTGAGCAGGCCAGCGCTCAAGGAAAAGTAATATCTAATTTAAAAAATATTAATTTTAATATATATGGAGTTATATTCTCTGACTCTATTGATAAGGCAGCGATTAATAGTGGGTCCGGCTTTCTTGCTAATCAAAATGTAAATATTAATATTAAAGAGAATGCGTTTATTATCGGCAAAGGCGGTAGAGGTGGAGACGGCATGTTTTCGGAAGGGAAAATGGATGAAAATGACGGCAGTAAAACATCTTTACCATATATAACTCCGCCGCAAGCAGGAGAAAGAGGCGGTAATGCAATAGAAATTTCAGAAGCAAACGTGCTGGTTAACTTCACAATAAACCTACCTTCTTCTGGCGGAGTTTTTGGAGGTGGCGGAGGCGGCGCAGGCGGTAATGTTGATAAAGACCAATACTTTGACTGGCCAATATCCGTATCTTCTCTTATAGATTTTGCTGGTGGCGGAGGCGGTGGAGCAGGTATGGGTGAGTCAGGAAACATTTTAGGTCAATCTGCAATTTTAAACCAAGCAGGAAGTGGTGGAGACGCTAAAACACATTCTTTATTATATAATATGCAATCTGGATCGGATGGTGGCGGGCCAGGCGAAGATGGAAATGATAACAATCAGTTAAAAATGTTTGCTGTAAGTGGAGGAAAAGCTGGTTTTGCTATAATATATTATAGTAGCAATCAGATTTCAATACTTGGCGAAACTGCTTCGAATTTTAAAGGAGGAAGGAAAATTAGATAATGGAACCCGAAAGTTCAAAAAAAAATATAACAAAAGAAATTTTTCGATTAGAATCTGATGCAATAATAGAAATGTTTGAAATTGATTTTTCTCATTTACAAAACGACTTTTCTTTTCTTAGCAAAAAGCATAAAACAGATTTGGGTCCAGAGCCCGTATATAGGTTTTGCTCTTCCGTAAATAATACAAATCCAATTATCTGGCAAGGGAAATCTTATCAACCCCTGCCAATATTTACTACTGATTTTGAAATGCCTTCTGATGGAAGGTTACCTAGGCCTAAGCTTGCTGTGGCGAATCCATCTGGATTATTATCCACTATAGTTCTAATGAATTATGACTTTCATGGATGTAAAGTTTCAAGAAAAAGGACGTTTGTTAAATTTTTAGATGACGCAAATTTTAGATCTAGAAACGGGGAGCCTAAAAACCCTAGTGGTATGGCAGATCCTAATGCGCACTTGCCAGACGACGTTTTTTTTATTAATAGAAAAATCGCTGAAACTAGAGAGAGTATAGAATTTGAATTAACCTCCATGCTTGAAATGGAAGGGATTGTTTTTCCTGCAAGAGAAATGCTTGCAGACCATTGTTCTTTTAGATATAGGGGTCTAGGCTGTAATTATGCTGGAGCTCCATGCAGTACCGAAACCGGATCTACTTTTGCTAAATATGGGATCACAAAGTTCACAGACCCAAGAACTAACCGAGTTTTAGAGTCTTCGAGCTGGGGAGATAATAGTCAGCATTTTTTAAATAGTATTAAGTGGGATGTTGATAATAGTTATCAGAAAGGTAATGTTGTTAACTGGCCCGGTGTTAAAGAACCTTATGTTCCATCTATTTTTGTCTGCATACAATCTCATGAAGATCCTTCTCCTAATCCGTATATAGCTAAAGATTTTTGGATAATGGACAGTTGTGCAAAAACTCTTGGAGCATGCATGAAACGTTGGGGAGGTAACCTAGCTAACGGAGAAACTATCCCCTTTGGGGGTTTTCCAGAGACCGCTAGCTTTAGACATCAATAAAATGCATGAATTTACACATGGCTTACTTAATGAAATAAAACTGAAGTCTTTAGAAACTTCTGAAGAAATCGCTGGCGTAATATTTAAATTTAAAGAATTAAATTTTTTTCAAATGAACAATCTATCTTATTCAAAAGAAGGCGAATTTGAAATTGACCCAAAGGTTGTATTATTAAAAGATAAAATCCACTGTATTTTTCACTCTCACCCAGTATCTGACGCAGCTCCTTCTGTAAAGGATAAGAATATATTTAAAAATCATAAAATACCCTTGTTAATATATAGTTGTATTTATGATAATTTTGTATTTTTTAATGGCGAAAAGTGTAAGCCTATAAAGGTATAAGGATGAAAAGGATTTATTTACATGGCGTGTTTGCTGAGCACTTTGATAAAGAGTGGGAGCTTAATGTTACATCTCCGTCTGAGGCAATAAATGCTATTGATGTTAATACAGGAGGCAAGTTTAGGGAAATGATTTTAAATATGGCTCAAAATGGTAATGATTTGGCCATAGCTTCTATAGGAGAAAATCAAACAAAAAAAATAGCAAAGTTTTTAGAACAAGATAATTTTGACGAAGATTTGCTAGGCCATATATTCTGTAATGAAAAGACTATACATTGTCAAACAAAAGATTCTGATCTACATATAATACCAATTATTCAAGGAGAAGCTATATTTACACCCATGATAGCTCTGGCAGGCAAAGGCTTAAAAGCAGCTGGAGCAGCAATGAAAGGAATGAGTTTAAGTAAAGCTGCCTTTAATATACTTGCCCCGATAGCAGTTATGGCTATTGCTAATGCTTTATTTCCATCTCCAAAAGTATCAGATCAAACGAGAAGAACTAAATCTTATCTATTTGATGATAGGCCTAATACAACTGCGCAAGGCGCACCAATACCCGTAGGATACGGAACCTTAAAAATTGGTTCAAATACAATTTCATATAATAGAACTAATAAAGATAAAGGCGGCGCAGCAAAAGGAGGACTAATCGAAACCTTCACCACTTACAATGTTTACGATGTTTTGTCCGAAGGTCCAATAGGAGGACTGTGTGATATGGCAGGAAATATATGTGGAGAAAAATCAGACGGAAATATAAATATGTATAAGACGTTTGACGATAATCTCGCTCTGAAATCAATATTTCTTTCAGACATGGTAGTTATGAATCATCCTGCAAAAACACTAAATTTCTTATTGAATGAAAATGATCTTCAACCAAGCGGAACTTTAGGCTACATGGATAGATCTTTAGAACCTGGTTCTGGTTTTTTTATAGCAGGAGAATCTGAGAGCGCAACATCATCTATGCTGCCCGGGCCAGATAAAGGGTCAAAGCGACCACCTGCAATATTAACTGGCCTGCCAACGGTTTTTCAAAACGCACAGTCAAACGGAGCAAAAATATTTTCTTACCCTATAACAAGAAATCATATTCAAGTTGTTAAAATTACTCTATCTCCCAAAGCTATGTTTCATAATTGGACAGACCAAAGAGTCAGAAGGGGGTTTTTGGGGATTGGAGCAAGGTCAAGCGTGGTTACTGGAACAAGCGCTGTTTCTATAAGTGTAGTTGCTTGTGTTAGAGATGGACCCGCAGCAATACCTCTTATATTTCCTAGAGACTCCGGAGGATGGGGAGGAGGAGAAGGCGGAACCACTTGGGGTGATACAAGTAATTCTCAGAGACGAGTTACTGGGTTTTTGGGTTCATCAAATCAAGTTTCTGACCCTTCTCCTTGGAATACGAATTCAACAGATTTAATTCGTAAGTTTTCTTTGGCGATATTTTTTGGTGATACAAAGGTATTTGCTGAATGCAATGGGATTTTTAATTTTTTAGAAAAATTTAAATTAGCGCTGCTTTCAAATGAAACCTTATCCGCATCTTTTAATTTTGCAAATGTTTCTGGGCTTAAATTGATTGAAGCTATTGATCAAATTTATAGCGACGACCAATATGAAAACAAAAGAACTAGCACAGGTGAAATATTGGTAGATTTAGTGAGCGCTATTAGGACTGGGCAGTCGCCTTTGGAGCTGGGATATAGATATTACAACCAAATTATGCCTTTAATAAAAAAAGAAACTTATAAAAAATATGGTATTAGTAATAGAGCAGGCTTTAGGGTTTTAGGGGCTGATGGCATGATATACGCCTGTGGTGAAAAACAATATTCTACCTTGACGGTACACGGACTATGTACAAGCCCAGCAGGCTTAGATATGCATATCGCGCTGCCTTATTTTGGGCCTAGCGAGAACTTAGTCTTAACTTTATGCCGAACAACAAATGAACTAAGCGATCCAAAAGATTTAAGAGACAAAAATAACAAAATGAATTTGTCTGCAGTTACTTCTTTAGATGGAATCATGGGTAAAACAATAAAATATTCTCACCCCGGAGTCGCATGTATTAAAATACCCTTTGATGCTGTAAATTTCCCTCAGCTCCCAGAAAGAAATTATGTAGCAAAACTAAAAAAAATTGCGATACCCTCAAATTATAATCCTGTTACTCGTAAATATTACGGAGCTTGGAATGGATTATTTAAAGGGCAAAGCAAGAATAATTTAGATTACGGATCTATTACAGAGCGGAGCTTAGAGTGGACTGATAACCCAGCTTGGATTTTGGCAGATATATTATTAAATAGAAGATATGGCGTTGGTAGTTATGGTTTTACTGTGTCTGATATTGATATTTGGAAACTCTATGCCGCTGCAAAGTTTTGTGACGAACTTGTGGAAACAGGATTCCCTTTGGAATATCCTAAAAGAAAATTTACAAGTAACAATAACCCGCAAAGCAGAGAGTCTTTTCTTTCTACAAAGCCTAGTGAAAATTCATTTAGCGTAAATGTTCTATATGATTATACAAATGACTCCAATGAGAAAAAGCTAAGTTTTTTAAGCGAATTTAATTTAGGTAGCGATAATACTCGTATCGCCGCGGGAAGAAAAGTAGCTTTCTTTATGAGCGATGGCAGTATTGAAGAGAGGGTTGTAATTAGCGTTAACCCATCGACCCAAACTATAATTCTAATGGGACCTAACTTCTGGGACAATTCCGCAACAAATAAAAGCACTGGAGTTACAACAGGAGAGTGCGTGATGTCTGTGAGCTACCCTATAGTAGAGCCCAGGTTTTCTGCCAATATGCTATTTAAAGAAAAGGAAGAAGCTCTGCGTGCTGTAAAAGAAATTTGTACTGTATTTCGAACGGTTGTTGCTTACTCTGCTGGCAAGGTTTCTTTTGCTTCTGAACATAAGAAAGATCCCTCTATGATATTTACTGATGCTAATGTGAGTGAAGAAGGCTTTAGTTATGCTGGCAGCCCTAGGACTTCAAGGATCACCGCCTGCAAAGTTAGGTATGCGGATAAATTTGATAATTTTAGAAGTAAGGTGGAATATTATGAAGACTCTGGGGGTATAGATAAATTCGGATATAAGCTTGAGGAGATTCTGGCAGTAGGATGCACCTCAAGAGGGCAAGCTAGAAGGCTCGCTAAATTCACAGTTCTGGCTCCAAATTTAGAAAACGAATATACGACCTTTGAAACAGGAATAGAAGCAGCCTTGTTGGCTCCAGGAGCTATAATTGAAGTTTCTGATTCTAGGAGGTTTGGAGAAAATGTAAACGGCAGGATTAAAAAAATTAATCTTGGCGAACAATCAGTTGTCGTTGATAAAGTAATGGATAATTTATCTTTTTATAACCCTAGCTCTCCAAATGACCCTAGGAACCCTGTGGAGTTAACAGTAATGTGTGGGAGAGGCTATGAAATTGTAGGTGAAAATGCAATAGGAGCTAGAGATAAAACTGGACTATATAAGAAAATGTTCAGCTTATCGCAAGATTCTAACTCTTTTGATGTCGAAGAGCAGATGGCTATGATAAGTGGAATATCTAGACCTCAACTTGTGTATTTTGATGGATTTGTTGATCACGTGAATAATTCAATAACAGACTTAAAGTCTAAATTTAGATTCACACCAAACATCGGAGGAGGCACGATTAAGAGTAATGCTCATGGGCTAACTAACGGAGAAACAATAAGATTTACATCTTTTGGTAGATTGCCTGGAGGTTTAGAATCTAATAAAGACTATACTGTTGTTATTAGTGACCCTGCGCAGCAAAAAAATTCTTTTGAAATTACAGATGCGGGCAGCCCTGTGAATATAACAGACTTAGGGTTTAAGGTGGAAACTGGAGGTGATTCGCCAGAAATTCCAGGAGGTGAACATTTCTATTTTATATCTAGTAGCAATGCAAAGACAGTAGTTAATTTGTCAAACATAAACGTCGGCGCCGTTTGGTCTATCAGAGGTTATAAGAGGGATGCGTTACAGTCGGTTCAAGAGTATGACCAAGGCTTGGTTAATGTTATACATCAGCAACTTGGAGGAGAGGATATACCTAACTCTGTGTTTAAAAAATCTCCATCTCTCGGAAGATATAAAATTTTTGATATTTATAATTTAGATTCAATATCCAATCAAAAAGTGGTGACGATAAGGCAAAAATCTGCAAAGGGATTAGGGTTGGGCGATGTACAATTAATTGTTAATTCAGATGGTAGTTTTGATTCAAATAAATTTCATTATAAATATGATGCAGTTAATCTTAGTTGGCTTAAAGTTTTTAGGTTAGGAGGGGATAGAGAAAATGGGGGATGGGTTAAGCAAATTTCTCAAAACGTTTTCTTAATTCACGAACCTTTAGGAACAACAGATATAACGCTTTCTCCTAAATATTTTATTGAAAGAGTAAATCTTGATTCTGATATTTATCATATTAGTGCTGCTGACAGCAGTTCAATATCTTCTACGATTGTATTAGGCCAATCTTCTTTTGATGTAACAACAATAAACTCCAAGCATTATATCCGTATATCCAATAGAGAAATTACTGCCGAAGACCTTTTGAATTTCTCTCCATCGCCCTATGCTTCTCAGAGTTCTGTACAAAATTTTGAGAGTGATATCAGTGCTGATATTAATAGTTTTAAAAATGCAGGCAGAATGCAGTATAGAATTGTATCAATAACAGAAGTTGATCCAGGTAAATATAAAATAAAAGCGTCAGAGTATAATAAAGATAAATTTGATTTAATTGAGCGAGAATTAGCAATACAGAAACCTGTATTTCCTATTCCACCCCAAGTTTCTATGGAAGCCCCAGCTGCTCCAGAGATAGTAGAAATAGTAGATTTAACCCAAAGCGTATAAAATGGCATCATCAGGCATATATATTAAATTTAAGATCTTTAGCACAACAGATACATACTTTGCTGTAGGGTCTTCATCAAGAGGTTCCTTTAATAAAAAACTAGGCACCGGCGCCGAATTGTTGACAGGGAGAAATGACTCGGGAATAGAAAACGGCATAGAGGTTTTTGCTTCAATAGATTTAGGCGGCACTTTTGGTAATTTTAATGTAAGATTGTACGCAGAAAATGAATTAGGAATCAGGTCTCCTTATGATGAAAAAGTTACCCAGGTCATGGGCAATGATCTTGGGGATAATACTTTCTCTTTCGCGGATGTATTTTGTTCAAACTCTGAAGTCATTGAAAGAAGCATGAACGGAACAATGTTTACGCATGATAATAATGTAAATATTAGCCTAAACTTTTCTGGCAATGCTCCACAGGTAGCATGGACTTTATTCGCTCCTCCAGGGCACCCTGCGGAAGGAGAAGTTCTTAGTTCTAATGAAACTTTCGACAGGCTTCTTAGAGGTTTTGACTTATGTTTTTACAGGGAAGGTGCTACTGCGGGAACTTGGGAGAAAATAGATAGCGATTCAGATCGACAGACTATACAAGACGCCTATCCTAATTGGGATTATAACGATGGTAAATGGTGGATAGGGTTTTTATTTGAAATAGATATTTATGCTGATTTATTTAAAGCATTAGCAGGTACTAATAATCCAAGAAAAATAAAATTAGAAATTACCGCTAGAACAATCACTTTTGCAGCAGATTCTGTAGAAAAAACTTGTACATTAAATTTAATTTTAGAAAACGAAAAAACAAAATTACTTTCTAAATTTATTAATACTATTAAAAATGATTTGCATTTCTCTTTTGAGGTTGATGATATTGACTTTAATAAATTATTAGTAAAGCAGTATATTAAGAATGCAGATAGTGATTGGGTATTATCTTCTAAGAAAGAAGTTGCTAATTTATCTTCTGCAGAAAAGAAATCAGCTTCAGTGGTGTTGCCTCAAAAATGGTCAAACGGAAGAGGGTCTTCTGTATATAGAAATCAGTATCAATATATTATAGAAGTATATGACGCGTTCGGCTTATCTTCCGTATACTGCCCTAAGACTAGCGGAACTTTAGATGAAATATCATCAAATTATACTGTTACTAATACAACTGGAAAAATATTTGAATCAATCGTAAAAATAAATAAAATTAACATCGCTTCTGTTGGTAATGCGTTTGATGTATCTTGGAATTTAGCAGATATAAATGGCAATTCTATATCTTTCAAAGAAGATGAATTGGATCAAATCGCCGTCGTTAAGGGTATTGTTGGATATTTTCACGACGCTGGAGGTAGTCATGTGGTTGACGCTTTTGATGTCTCTGATGAGAATCGATTTGAAACATCAATCCTGAAGTCAGACCTTAGAATGGTAGATTTAAAACAAGAGACCTTTCGGACACTGGTAGATAATGTAACGTTTGAAGAAAATGCTAGAATACAAAACGGTCTATATGGAAACCCATCTCCACCTAGGGAAGCTTCTAGAACTTTACAATTTACATTAGCAATTCTTGATGCGGCAGGAGAAATTATAGACGAAGAAACAGTGTCTGCTACAAATGCTCAACCTGGAATTAAGCAGGATGGATTTAGTTTCGATGTGTTTGAGACTATTGGTTCTGTAAAATTTAATTTAGAATTTAATGAAAAAATTAATCATATTGAAATCTATCGAAGACCAGAAATAAAGACTACCACGGATCGAAAGTATGCTCAAAAATCACCAAGCGGTACTGGAACTGGAGATTATTCAATGACAGAAGACACCGTGCGAGCCTCTCAATATAATACTTCAGCTACCCTAGTTTTTGGACAAGACGCAGGCACAAAAAATAGAGATACTGCTGCTGGATACAATTTTATAAACTCCGAATACTTGGTAAAAACTCAAACAACCGAAGGCACTAACTCTTTATCAATTAATGATTCTAATCAATGTACGCTTGTTGATGAAAATGTCCCGATGCTCAGGGACGAAGGGGTGTTAGAGAATTTTACTGAATACGATTATATATTGGTTCCTTATGATGGATTTGGAGCAGGAGTTCCATTTATTGTAGATAGTGTTAACGTTGCTAGTTATAAGTTATTTAGTCGAAATGATCAAGGGTTTGTCGGCGTTCTTGATACAAAAGCTCCTGAAGCTCCAACGAGCGGAGAAGTAAAAACATCATTTAAAAATTGGTTTCTGACTTGGACTCCTGCTTCTGATGGAGAAAAGTCTGTAGAATATAAGGTTACTATGGTAAGAGACCTTAGGACAGCACAAGAAATAGACGCAGGCACGCCCGTATCTTTTACTAAAAATACAAATAGTAATTATACAAAATGGAGTAGGGATGTTACAGGTGCAGCAGTTAATGATCTGCACATGGCAACTATATTTAAGGCAGATGGAAGTAAAGCGGAAGTCTCGATAGTTGAAAATAATTCAGACTCTATATATTTAGATCGGTTGGTGTCTAATATTAGCGAAACATCTGGAGGTTTAACTCTAGACAGTTATGACCCAACTAAGGTAACTGTTGAACAGTTCTTTTGCTCCACTCCTTCGCTTCAAATAGAAGGAGAAACAAATCAAACTGGATATTTCTTTATTGAAGCTATAGATAAAACTGGAAATCATAGTAAATTTCTTGAATTAGATTCTGGATTTACATTAGGACAAACAAAGGTTACCGACATTGCAACTTTTGAACAAGATATTACTGGCAAGATTCCTGGCTCTATTGCTCTTGTTCCTAAAGATCCGTTTTCCGTTTCTGGCTCAACACTATCTTGGACTGATCATTTTATATATAAAGATGGCGAGGCGCATTACATTAAAGAAGGAAGCATAAGTCTAACCAAGGCTTTGTTTGTTGGGGACGATATTCCTTCATCAGTTGTAGATAGGTTTGATGAATGGGGACAAGCTAATGCAAATCGTTTTATTAAATATGTTTACTGGAATCCTGACGGAGGATACGATACTGCAACTAATCAATTTAAAGAAAAAGTAACTGCAAGCGATACGGTTGCTTGGAAGAAATTAAATTCTGCAGATCAAAATATAATAGATCAAAATATAACTTTTGAATCTCAAGGCTACTATTCTTTCTCTATGTTTAATCCATCTAGCGCTTCATATAATATAAGAGACGATGGTCATAATGCGCTGTATAACGGCACAGGATTAACTCACGAAGATTATTTTGGAAGCTCTTCGGTGCAAAAAAAGAATCTAGA